TAGTAGATTCAATGTGGTTGAAAAGGGAGCTAAAACAATGATTGTTCCTTGTTCATACTGTGACAGTCCGATGCAAGTATTGGATAAATCAAATGACAGTTAAAGATTTTTTTAAATGGGCAGATGAAGAATACGCCACCGAGATGGAACTGATGCGTGTAAAAGGCGAAGAGTATACTGTCAGCGATGAGGACAAGTTAAAGAATTTTAAATCCATAGCGGATAGATTGGACGTGACTACACCTATTGTTGCGATGGTCTATCTTTTGAAACACATGGATTCAATACGAAACTATGTATTAAATGGTGTGGAAGCGTCGGATGAGTCTATATCGGGACGTATAAGAGACGCTCGTAATTACTTGATGCTCCTACACGCTATTCTATTAGAATCAAAAGGGTTGGATGTTGAGGAGGCTGATGAAAAAAGGTCGCCTTGGTTTGGCGTAACTAATGCATCTAACCCTTTAAGATTTCAATTTGTGGAGACAGAGTAATGGATATATGTAACCACCACTTATTCGGATTGATTATAATTGTCTCCGTTGTACTCGCGGGAATCATTTCGGTAATAAAAAATAAAGATAGTGGGTATTAATACTTAAAGCCTAGGCCTAGGCTGGTAATAGCTTTTAATAGTTAGTTAGCTGAATATATACTATATATATATAATAAGCTTAATTTACAAAACACTTTGTATATGGACGTTTTATATTCTATTGGACAATAGGTACGGGTAGTGGGGTAAAAGTCCCGTATTCGATGAATTAGACCCCTTAGTTACCAATCTGGGTGTCTCATAGTATTGATTTTATCAAGGCAGGACTGTAGATTGTTAAAATTAATCTTATCATCTTTAAAAGCTTTAAATATTCTAGCTCTATCTTTTACGGGTAATCCTTCAGATTCTACAGCTAATAATTTCTGTACAAAGTATCTTTCGTTGTCACTCATTTACCCTGTCCATTATTATATAATAATTTATAAATTGTTGCAGCTAATTCTTCTTCACTCATATTTTCTAATATGTTGTTTTTCATCTTATTTGTGAAATCCATGTATTCGTCTTGAGTATATCCCTTATCCCAATATTTTTGAGTATCCCAAAGGCTCCCCCTAAGTTTACTTGATTCTTTTTCCTCATGGTGAAAAATAGAGTGTAATGGTTCATGGAGTACAGTATTAATTAATTGTTCCTTCCATGATTTAGTTTCCTCTCCGCCGAAAGGATTGGCGTAAATATTAAAAGTATCTGGAACTGATTTTTGTAGATTCTGCAAACTCTTAATTTTTTTTAACCAATCATTTACTTGTTTTACTTGAGCTTCACCGTAGGCTTCAAATCTATAATTTGTGTATCCGTCCTCTTCCTTTGATGATACAGGTGGAAATGGTGGATTTTGTCGAAGGTCATAAAGTTGTTGCTTTAAAGCACCAACATATTCTCCTCCAGTCCCTACCCCCCCCTTTCTATCTTTTGCTGTGGATACAACAGTTCCAGGAAATCTATAACCAACTAAACCTCCAGGAGCATCCCCTTTTTCTAATCGACCTAGAATAGTATTAAATGCTTCATTTAAAGACTTATCATTCTCATCTGTAACTCCCATAAAATCCGCAAGAGATTCTTTTGTAAATCCTAATTTGAATAATTCAAGCAGTGAATCAGTAGGGATAGGAATATATTCTTCTTCATGTAATGGTACTCCAACCTCCAAAGCTCTCGGAGCTCCAGCAGTTGGCTTGTAAACCCCTGGAATATTACTTTGATTTTGTGGCATTATCTTCCCTGTCCTCTATATGCTTTACGGTATCTTTTTTTACTGCCTTTAATACCGAATTTAGAGCCACGGCCTTGTCCTTGGAAAGTCTTCTTTGGGCCACGTCTCTGTGTACCAGTTGTTACTGTTGGAAAATTCATCTCATTAATTCCATAAGAGTTCTAAATGTATTTTTAATATTTATTTCTGTACCTGGAACTATTGTTCCTTCCATTCCAGTTTTTTCAATCTCTTTCATCGCTTTTAAAAGATTTTTATCTACAGTATATCTAGCTTCTTCCATAACTCTACTTTTTGGTGATTTAATCATTAAGTCGTCAAGTTTAAGAACTATGTCCATTAATTCTCTTGATGGAGCATCTTTGTACTTAGCATATTCAGATGGACTTGTGTCGCGCATTTTCTTAGCGTGACTTATAATCGCTCTTTTTGTAGACGGGTGAAACGCAGTAGAAGTTTTTAAATTACTTACCATCTTCATAAATTTTGGTGTTCCAGCTGTAACTAAAGCTCCTGCTTTTGAAAAACCGCCCACCATATCTAATAATCCAAGACCTGTTCCCACAATTTTACGCTCAGGCATTTGAGACATAGTAAATTGATTATCCTTATCTATTTCTGTATCAATGGAATCATGTGCATACTGTGGTATCACTTGAGTAGAAACAGGAGAGGTAGTCTGCATTGCCATTTGTAATAAGTTTTGTAGTTCGGGATTCATTTTAATTCTCCGTTGGAGCATATACAGCATCCATGCCATATATATTTCTATATTGATTAATTGCTGAATTAAATTCTCTAACTTTTTGTTTATAAAGTTTATCGAGTTCTAATTCTTCTTGCTGAAACTCAGGTTTTAATTTGCTATAATATATCTGATATCGAGTCTTTTTACCAGTAGTCTTCTTTCTCCAACTGCTAGGTATTGGTCTTGAACGGCTTATAATACTTTTTAAAATACTCTTAGCCATTTTTCTTGCTTTATGAGGTACTTTAATTAAAGCGGGGTCTTTTTGTATCTCATGATGGATAACATAATTTAAAGCTGAATAATAAGCCTGTGCTTTTACCTTAGCGTCTTCAGACCAGAACGAATCTTTAACGGTACGGTAGTAAGGACTTCTTGTTGTAAGAAAATCAAGTTCATCACCAAATGTCGGCTTACCTCTAAAGTAAGTATCTGTAAATTGTCTTTGTCTACGTCTTGACGCTTCAACCTTCTTCTCTGTTGGTGCTGTAAATTTACGGACAAATCTTGTAGCGTGATTTAAAAATACAACATTTTCTTTTGCTAAATCTTCAAGGGATTGTCCAATCTTTTTCTTTCCTGTTATGGTAGCTGACGTTTCTCTGAATATTGACTCTACAGTTCTTAACACTACAGGTCTATAAGAATCAAGAGCACTTCCATATTCATCTACTGAGTTACTAAAAGCAGCTAAACCCTCAGCTCTTATAAAAGACATCCAATATTGCTGTGACATTGTTTTAAATTTATTACGAGTCTCTTCTCCAAGTACTGCGTAGTACATAGAATAGATAGCTTGACCCGCTATTGGTACTATAGTAGCATATCTTAACAACGGGACAGGATTACCATCTACTATTGCAGGTTTAATAACATGAGTATAAACATTATCGGTCATTCTGTAAGCAATTCTATAGAATAATGTCATTGGCTTAGACCACCATTGACCCATCCACTTGGGTACAAAAGGCAAACTGGGCCCGCCTTGAGTAATCAAATGAGACATTTGTTGTGCTCTTTGTATATGATTAGGCTTTTCATGAAGTCTCTCTGCTCCAAGTTTCATCATCTCCTTTACTTCAGCGGTAGTAAATTTAAAAACATCTGTTAAGATACGCATTGATGTCTTTTCACTCATGCCCTTGTTCATAGGTGTTTTAACACCATTTAAATTATTAATATGTGTTACAAGCATCGGTTTTGCAGCTGCAACAGATATAATACGGTTTACAACTTCAGTTTGTCTCATTAAACCTGGACTATACTTTGTATAACGTATACGTCCTGACACCAATTCATGAACACCAGCTTCTTTACCACCAAGTACACCTGTCAGGGTGTTGTAAAATCCCACATCAGACATAGTTTCGTACATTCCCCTTAAAGCTCCACGAATACCATATACAGTTGCATTACTTGTTTGTCCAAGTATGAAGTTCTTTGCACCTGAGAATGGACCTGACAATCCCAACTGAGCTGTAATCATTGTTAATCCATTTAAAGTCTTTTCCATTGGATTGTTCTTTGAAGTAGAATTAACCTGAAGCTCTAATTGACTATGAGCCCATCTTGAGAAATCCTCTCCAGTTTCTAAAGTTAATCTAGCGAATAATTTAGAAGTTTCACCCTTTGTGTTAGCCCCATCCTTACCGAAAAATTTATATGTAGGTACAATATGAGCTATTTTTTGACCGTATCTAGTTACAATCTTATCGAAATTTCTTTCATATACGTCTATAACTTTACCAATTTTTCTTTTATTACCATCCTTATCAATAACAGTAGAACCTTTTTTAACAGGTTTCCCATTTATATCTTTAAAATTAGGTACATCTATTAATTTTCTTGTTCCAATTTCCATTAATAATACTGGTGGCAATTCTGCAATACGTGACCATTGAGTACCGAATACACCAGCACTATCCATCCAATATTTACGTATTTGCTTTACATGAGCAAGAGCGGCTTCATATCTTTCGTAGGAATTTCCTTCCATTTTAGAAAATTCTGGGTCTGTTTTTGATATCCTCAGAGCCATATCTTCTACAAATCTACCGTTAGAGCTAGACCCAATTAAATCTCTAAATTCATCAGTAACCATACGCATCAAATAGTTTTCTTGTAAATTACTTTTGAATCCAGCTTTCTTAGATGTCGAATCTTTATACATTTTTACATTTTTACGACCATCAGCTACATCAACTTCCTTAGAACCTATTCTACGCACTCTTTGAAACTTATCACCCTTCCACTCAGGAACAAATCTTTCCTTACCAATAATAAACCAACCATTGTCATACTCACCAGTTGTTTCATTTTTTACACGTAATGATTTATAGTATTCTATATTATCCTGCGTAATTTTTTTCTTTACTACCTTACTCAAGCCAGATGGCATTTTTGAATTCAAACCTGAGTCAAGAAATTCATATCCTCTTGTAACACGAAAAGCATCCCAAGGAACATCTAGTTGTATTAAAGTTCCATCCTTATCATAAGTCTCAAATAATTTTTCACGTTTACCATCATTTCTACCATTCTTAACATCCATCTTAACTTCAATCATTGATAAAGCAAGACCATCGCTAAATATTCTATAATCATTGATTATTTCTTGTTTAGGTAATTTATCTAATATTGGATTATAAAAATCTTCATATTTACCATCGAGTATTGTTGATAGAGCTTCAAATTGTTTTTGATTGAGCTTATACTTTTTTCTTAAACCTCGTTTCCACTCTGCAACTTCACCCGATATTGATTGTCTCATCAACTCAAAGTCAATTTGTTTACCAGCAAGTATTTGAGCGGCCTTACTCTTAGCCATGCCAAGTACAGTATATATTGGTAATGTTAATTTTGCTGCTCCGAGTAAAAACTTTCTCCACTTTACATCAACTTTACTCATGAAATTGTCTGGGGGAACAGTAGATGATATTTTCTTTTCAAATGATGGTGTGTTTGTTTTAGTCTCTATCAAAGCATTTGCAGCGACAACTTCTTCATAGGTCATCTTTGTTGAAGTACCTTCGCTCTTAGGAAAGAACAATTTTAATAATTGTCGATACTCGGAATCTGATATGTTTGAATCGTTTTGAGCTCTCTTTAATTTAATTTGTTCTTTACGAAACTTTTTATATGAGTCTCCCTGCTTAATATTGCCTACTTTATCAGCAATTTGTTGTATCCTAGATTCGATAGCTTCATTTTGTACCCAATGGGTTTCAGCCCATTCTGTAGCTTCTTTACGATTTTTAAATCGCATAGGTTTGCCTTCTATCGTATTGTCTTTAAATTCAACTGATTTAGTTTCTCCCTTAGTAACCTTATCATAATAAAATTTAAGTGATATAGGCTTTTGATTTAACGGGTCAAACTCAGGATATGATTCATAAGCTTTTCTATCAATCAATGTTTCTTTTTTCATTTGATTCATATTGTACCAATTATTTGGGTCTGACTCATCAATATTTTTCAATCTTTCCCAATCTTCAAGAGCTTTTTCTCTCTCTGCAGTTCCTTTTTCAACTGTTTTTGCTATTACAGATTCCTCAAAGCTTTTAGCCCTTCCAGGAGTAAGCCCTTCTTCCAATGACTTGGAAAGATTTTTTAATCCAGATGAAGAACGTGGATAAACTTTTGTTGGATATTTTGGTCTAGGTTCTGTTATAGTTTTAAGTGCATTTTCAGGGTCACGTATTCTCCTAGTGGAATCAGCTAATCTATCTGATAACGATGCTTTCTTACCTTTCTCAACCATCCAAGACCGAGCCATATCGACTTCTATAGCTTGCTCTCCTCGTTCAGCAGCATCTTTACCAGACAGTTTATCGGTAAACAACTTTGTAAATAATGGACTTTTTGTATTATAAACAGGTTTTCCATCCTCACCAATAGTAACAATGGGATTGTTAATTATTTCTTGAGCTTCTTTAGTCTTAGCTGTTCTTTTTGGTTTATCAGAGCTTTTAGCTTCTTGGATTTTATTTATTACTTTTTCTGGTATTTTAGTTCCAATAGCTATTTTTTGTACTTGAGAACCTCCATGAGTACGAACTTCAAATACAGGATAATTCTCACCAACAAATTCAGCTTTTAATGATTCTGGAACAATAACACTACCTTTTTTAAAGTCAGATATTTTTCCAACATATTTACCAATACCAGCAGATGTATATTCAAATGATTTAGTATTTTCATTCCAAAGTGGAATCTTTACATAATCTCCTATTTTCCAATTCTCAGGCACCTCACCCTTTGACCTTGATATTGTCCGTCCTGTAAAGATTTCTTCGCCCTGTAAAAACTCAACATCTTCAGTCCTTACTTCATTGATTGCTTCATTTAATTTTTTTCTTAATGTTTTTAAAGAGCTATCTAATACTCTAACTTTTCTTTTATATAAACTATTGATTGAACTTCTCGCTCTATCGCTCTTTGCATTATTTATATCTTCTACTCTTTTAGCTGCTAATTGTAATAATTCTGATTCAAATGAATCAATTTTAGATTCAAGATACTCTCTTTCTTTTTGTCCCTTTACTTCTTTAAATGGGCTTTTAACATCTGGGGCTCTCTCTCCCTTAAATGACCTATCTTCAATCTTATATTCTCTACGATTAGACTGATAAGCTTCTCTAAATTGCTCCTCAGTTAATTCTAAATCTTTTAAGGCTTTCTTATCTGCTTTATCTAAATCTCTACCAATAACACGCTCACCTTTAAGATTTGGAGCGTTTACTTCGTATTTTTCACCAAACTTAAATAAAACTTCTTCCCGTGTTTTCCCTGATATTCTTTTTACTACGCCAGTTTCAATATCTTCATACATTAACTCATGCTTAGGCTTTTTACCCTTACCAGTCTGTCTAACGCGAACAATACGGGCATTCTTTCCTGGCGTTTTGCGGGATGAAAAATGCATTTTACTTGCATTATCTGATAAATAACTTTCTATAGCATCAAGTTGTTTTTTAACACCCTTACCTTCAACAATATTTTTTATACCAATGTCATCCACGCCAGGTATTGATGTACGAATAGCTGTTTCAAGTTTCTCTTTTATATGGGCTCTACTTAGCCCCTGTCTTGCGTAATGGAAACCAGCCAATGTTAAACCATGGATAAATCTTTCTTCCATTGACATATCAGATTGCATTAAATCAGAATACATACCAGCACCCAACAACATCAGAGGCTCTACAACAGTCGTAGCCCCCCTAAAACTTGCTCCTATCATTGTGGGTATACCAGCGACAGAGAATACAAGACCCGCAGCTGTATCGGCTGTAAGGGACTCTAATCGGCCTTCTATTTGACTAAGTGGAAAACGTGTCTGACCATATAAATTAAATGCTATTACGTTATTAGAGAATAAATTAAGTGAACGAGCTAACTTAGGATTCTTTTGAGCTATCTTTAATATTTTATTTGTGTATAATTTACTTGCACCAAGCAATCCTGTAGTTACAGGTATTTCCTTAGCGACTATAGCTTTAGCGAATATACCTGAATTTCTATCTACTATTTTTTTAGCAATATTTTTAAATCTTTTTGCTTGTTTTGTTCTTCCAAGTTTAGCAGCTTTTAAAGACAAATCCTGAGCTTTTTTAAATTTTATATACTGTTGTATAACCTTACCACCTCTAGCAACTGAAGTACCTATACCACCTACACCTCCCGTAACAGCTGAGGCTACTATAAACGATGGTAACGCACCAACTAATCCACCAAGGGCTGATGCCCATAGTTCAGAAGATTCATCGGCGGGGGATAAGGTAGATTCATACCTACCGAATGGAATAGCAGATGATGCAGCGCTATCCCAAAATCTACCCATAAAAGTAGCATCTCTATATTCTTGGTCTGGTATTACAGAACCAATCTCTCTAGAGTTTCTTTGAGCTCGTTCTAAATCAGTTTCTATATAACCAAAATCAAGACTCTGTGTAGTGTCTTCAGGTAACAATGCAGGCATTAACCAATTTGTAGAATCTTTTGTAAAGTCGCCTGCTCCTTCTACATAATCATCATACAACCATTTGGCTTGTTGTTCTGTCGGCTCTGTAGGACTATTTACTTGGAACTGATAACCATTATAATTAACAGTCCATTTTCGAGCACCCTGTTGAGGCATATTATTTAATTTCTTCTACGCTAAAAGGTGTTAATCTTTGTTCAGTCGAATCAGTCTCAATTTCACTAAATAAAGGTACACCAAATTTATCTTTGAACTCATCTAAACTGTATGATTTACCAGCTACAATATACTTATATGGTTGCTCCACTGAAATTTTTCTTGGAATAAATCCAGCACCACTAAATTCTTTCTTTTTAGAAACATCTAATTGTTTAACAATAACTCTGTGTCTTTTACCAGTTTTTATATCAATAACTTCTGAACCAGTTTGTAGTGGAGTAATCGCTTGTGTATTATTTTGTTTTTTAAAGGATAATCTTTCATTAATTCTTTTAGTGTCGAAAGGGCCTTTTGGAATAGTTAAAGATGGTTCTCTACTTACATCAAGTGGAACATATGATTTCATAGCTGCTGTTTTACTTGCAGAAAATGTAGCATTCATATTATTTTTAAGACTATTAGCAACTGTACCTGTAACTAACTGTTCTTGATTTGTAATTTTATTTGTTATTACTACCCTAGCATTAGGACTAAATACTTGCTCTGCAGGATTAATTGACAGTACATTTTGATTTATAACATTCGTTATTTCTTTTTCCTTACCATCATCTTTTTTCTTTTTTTGTTGTACTTTTAGTGGCTCTGCACCCTGTTCTATATTTTTAAATATCTCTTCTAATGATAGTCTTACATTTTTCCATCGCGAAGGTAAAAACCTTCTTGTTGATGTATTTAAACTATCTAGTTGTTTATTAAATTCTTCAGGATTTGTATTTACTCCGTCTTCAATATATGTGCTTATTATTTTATTTTTTTCTTGAACATAACGTCTTTCTAAAGAACCAATTCGAGATGCACTTTGTGTAAAACTTCTATTTAATATTGTTTCAGCAATACCAGGTGTGTTTTTATCCAAAGCATCCTCAACACTTTTAAAGTCTCCTTCGCTCAACCACCCTTCAGTCTTACCTTCTTCTGCAAATGTTGTTAAAAAGTTTGTTTTTTGAGTTCTAAGATAATTATTTTTTAAATTAGTTATTTCATTTCTATAGGTTTGAGATGTAGCACTATCCTTATTAGTTGTCGCTAAATTTAATCCATCATTAAAATTTTGTAATCTAACCTCATAAGGATTTTTTGGATTACGAGCCTCATTACTATAAGCTGATTGTCTACTTTTATAATCAATTTCCTTAATTGAAGTTTCTAAAGCTGTTGTTGCTCCTAATTCACTTCCAAAAATACGTACAGCTCTTGATTGGTCATTTTCAATAAAATCTTTTCGGTCTTCAGGACTATCTTTGAATTGAGAATAAGCAAATCTATCTGATAATAATTGTTCTTTATCTTTTCTTTCAACTCTAGCAGCATCATCCTTTGCGACGCTGGCTATCAACATATCACGTTTTAGTTTACTTTGACCATAAGCTAATAAGCTATCGGATATACTTTTAGTCGCTTCAGCCCAAGGGTCTCTATAACCCATTCTTGATATGTATCTTAAATCACTTAATGCGTCAGCCATTATATCTCCTATTTATCCATGAACACCCGCAGGGTCACTTAAACCCCTCTGTTCTTCGTTGTAAGCCTGCTCGTTCATCCAAACTCCATCTATGAAAATCCAATTTATTCCATTCATATACTTTTTATCACCTTCTTTTGGCGGAACACCGTAATCAACTTTAGCAAAAGGATTCTCCTCAGCTATGTCTCCAGCTACACCAAATCCACTAGTTAATCTACTAGATAAAGTATTTAATAAATTTCCATACCTACCCGCTACGGCTTCATCTACAGCACCCTGTCTTTGTCTTAATGTGTCCATCATATTTCTTCTGTTTAAATCGCTAAACATTCCTTTGCCCCTACCAAATTTATCGAACCCCATACCTCCTTGGAATTTTCCACCCCGCTGAGCAATATTAGCCTGTTGAGCAGCTCTTTGTTCAAAGCCTCTTTGCTGGTTCTGATAAGCAAAAACATTTTCTATATCACCTAAAAGTGAAGATAAATTTGGAAATCCTTGAAATCTTTCAGAGTAATCTGAACTTATACCATATAGCTCTGCGTATTCCGATGGGGATACTCCAGCGATTTTGTCTCCACCACTCGTCCCTATAAAGCCTAAGAGATTGTCTCTTTGGCTTTTGGAAAGCACTTCAAGTTGACCTATAAACTTTGCAAGTAATGGATTATCTGTGCCGCCTGTGACAATAGGGTCTTTAGTGTCTTTTGTGCCTTCAGGGTCTCCGTCTAACTCATCGTCCCTATCTTTCCATGGGTCTAAACCACTACCAGCACCACCAGCACCGCCTATATCGTTTATACCACCCAGCGTTGGCCTACCCATCAATGAACCAAGGCTATCCTGATTCATTGGTAAGGAAGCTCGGTTAGCTCCAAGATAATCGTTTACATCAGACATCATTGAAGCTGGTCTTGAATATAAATTGTTTTGATTTAAGTAATTGTCGTATAAAGCCATTTTATTATTCCTATCTAAATAAATAGTCCAAAGGACTTACTGGTTTATATGGTTTATCACCGAAAACATTAATGGCGTCAGTAAGTCCACCTGTTTCGCCAAGTTTTTTTGCAGTACTATAATACTGAGTTCCGATACCAGTTGGAGCTCCAATCATAGACATTTGTTTAGTTATTTCTGGTGAATAAGCTCCTAAAGCTGATTCAACTCCACCTGGCATCGTACCACCAGTACTTGGAAAAGTATTTTTTAATGTATAATACAGTAGTGGTGTGGTAAAAGCAGTTGAAACAGCTTGAGCATCCACTCCTTCTATTAATCTATTTATAGCTGATTGAGCTGTATCTTCAGCTTCTCCAGCTTCCTTCCTCCCATATAAAATTTTACTCATATCAAGACCACTAGTATCTAACTTACCTACCTCGATATCGCCCATAACTTTACTTGATATTCCAGAAGTAAGAGCTCCAGCTGCTATTTGTAATGGAATAGACGCTCCTCCAGTAAGTGCCATAGCACCCAAACCCAATCCTTTACTAATTATATTTTTCATTCCCAATCCCACAGCGGCCGCTGCGACTTCATTTGCTCGTTTCTGCAACCAATCACGTACAGTCTCTCTACCCTCGCCCCTCATTAGCTTTTCCCAAAATAAACCAGGGGCTCCGGTGGCTTGTCCAATTTTAGACTCTGCTAACATACCCCTCATTGCACTATATTGTGTTTGTGGCATAATATTCTCCTTTAATATGCAACAACCATAGCATCAGCTAAATCCGTTCCTGTTATAGCTCTAGCGGTAGACGCTGGAGTCGCAAAAGTGATTGATGTTAAATTAATTTGTACAGTTGCATCTGCTGTATGGTCTCCAAACTCTTCGCAAATTCTTATACTTACACGAGCACTAGCAGACATTCCAGCTGCAAATGTAAATGAAACGCTCTCGGTTTCAGTACCATTCCCTGACGATGAATGTCTAGATGTTATATTTTCAGTACTAGAATATTCAGCACCACTTGAAGAAAAAGCTGTCGAACCATCACTCTCTCCAGCTCTAACTACCCAAAGAATATTCATAGCACCAGTACCAACAAATGAACTATATACAACATCAAAGTTTACTATTATACTGGTAACATTAGCAGTAGCTAATTGATGGTCTGCATCACCACTCTCGACCGCATCATCATACGGAGGGGTATCAGATTGTTCAGTATCTCCATATACAGCTGATGCATCATCAAAACTTGAAGTAACCGTAGTAGAAGTACCAGCAGCTCCAATCTGTAGTTCAGCTGTTGGTGTAAATCCTGTTAATGATTTTGATTCAGCTGCAAATTTTAAAAATTGAGCACTATTTTCATCTGTACTTGTAACAGAATACGTTTGTATAGACCTTGGCATAAACAATACTTCATAATTAATTGAATCGTAATCAACAAATCCTGCGTCGGTAAAATCAAGTGCAGTACCGAAATTAATTTTTGAAGCTGGTATTATCTGAAGCTGTCTTGGATAATTAAATACATTACCAGCGACGCTGAATTCTAAAGTCTTAGATGATAGTTCTGTATATGTATCTGATTTCTTAGCATTAACAATATATATATCATCTCCGTTATCATGAGCAACAGCACTAGTACCATCCTGTCCCCTTCTGACTGTAAGTGTATTTGAAGATATACTTTGTATATACATATTTTCAGTACCAATTTGAATCATCTGACTTGCAATAAATTTTGTTCCAATTCCAACATTAATATCAGTTTCAGAATTATCTATATCTTCAGCAGCATTAGTACCTGAATCAGAATATTTATCCCATACGCGCAAATGCTGGTCTCCGCCTGAAGAAACTATTTCTATATTTCCAGATTTTATTCCTGATGGCGTTGGTTGCCATCCACCGACTCTTTCCTGTATTCGACTATTCATGTCGTTAGTCCGTGCTTTACGGTTTCTAGCTTCTCTTAAATTTGTATTTACGATTGATGGCATATTAAGCACTCACCGATGTTGCGAGTGGTTTCATTCTTGTTCTATATACAACAGTAATATCATTAATCTTGTAACATCCTGTAGCTGAGAATTTAAGCCTTAAACTACTTACAGCCCCAATAGCTGATGCATTTATATTTATTATACCATTTTGAGCAGCTGTTGCCCAAGTAGAAGTTAAAGCACCAGTAGCGTCAGTATCTCCATTTGTAAAGTATGTTGTTGTTACAGAGACTCCAGCTGTTGCTTTTGACCATGTTCCTGCACTAGAATAAGCTGTATACCCACTACTAGTATTTACAATTTGAAATGTATCAGTAGCTACACCAGCTGTAGTAAACAAAGTATCGTTTACTTCTGTCATTCCAACCACACCATCAATTCTAACAACTTGCCCATTAGACAATCCGTGACCAGCAGAAGTCACTACACCTGGATTAGCTACAGTTATATTAGTAATAACTCCAGAATCAGATGAAACACTATCAAGAGCGATTCCTGTTGAATAGCTCACTATAATCTTTTTTATTTTTTTTGTTAAAGCAGGATTTCCAAAATCAAAATCTTTAGTAGTAAATGAAAAAGCTATATTTGTAGTGCCTTGAGTTGGTGAATACTTTTTAACATTATTTCCTTCTAACCATATACATTCATTGACGTTGTTCTGCATATTTGTAATTGCAGCTCCTGTATAAGATGCAAGTTTTGTAAACGATTTAGTATTAAAATCATATACCAACATATCAGAAGACTGTGTACAGTCTTGCACTATCAATAAGTGTGCTTTTGGTGGATAAAATCCAATAACAGGATTAGCCATTCCACTTAAAGGAGCAAAATCTTTATCAAGTTTAATAGATAAGTTTGATATTCCTTGAGACGGAGACCATAAATATACACCATTGGTATTGGCCCAGCAAATTCCAAATTCAGTTCTTACTACAGCTGTTGGTTTATCAACGCCAAGTCCCTTATGGGTAGATTCTAAAAACCAACCAACATCATCAGGAGAAGTAACATCAATAATATATAATGTACTATTTTTAAAGGCTAGTAACTTCGTTCCAAATGATTCAATAGCTGTAAAATCTTCACCATCATTAATACCGATGTCAATAAAATAATTTGGTGGAAATGTATCATATTTACCAATAGGAGTATATAATATTCTATCTGGCATTAAT